GGCATCAGGGAAGATCTTTCTAACATTATATATAATATTAGTCCAATGGATACACCGTTTCTTAACGGTTGTGGACGAGGATCGTGTGACAACACGAACTTTGAATGGCAGACAGATGAATTATCCTCTCCGACTGCTAACAGACAGTTAGAAGGTGATGATTACGCTTCTACTGCTGCGACAGAGCCTCGCCGACTTTCCAACTATACCCAAATCTCCGCAACGCAGGTTCAGAGTTCAGGAACCGCCGAGGCAGTAGATTTTGCTGGACGCAAGTCAACTCAGGCTTATCAACTAGCCAAGAGAGCAAAGGAAATGAAGCGCGACATGGAGCAGATGTTGCTCGATGGTACAGCCAAGGCTGTTGGTGCGGCTGGTGTTGCCAGAGAATCCGCGTCTTTCGCTACTTGGGTTGGCACTAATGCCATTCTTACTACGCCTATTGTAGCAGCGTCTACTGGTCTTGGTCTTGTTAATAACGGTGCAGCAGGTTATCCTGATGGCACGACAAGTTCCTTGGGTGGTGGTGCTGATACGGCTACTTCACTATCTTTGATAAACGAGGTAGTGGGACGCATCTGGGACTTGGGTGGAACGCCTGATACCATTTTGTGTAGGAGTGATGTAAAGCAAACCATTAGTTCCGCCGCTGTTGGTGGTTCTGTTGTTGCTGATCCTATAAGTAACAATTCGGGTAGCAAAGCCATAACCGCTGTAAACGCGGTTGATGTTCTGGTAACAGACTTTGGTACGTTTAAGGTTATACCTGATCGCTTTCTACCTGCTGGTAACTGCGATTTCATAGACTTTGATCTGTGGTCTGTCGATTATTTACGTCCGTTTAAAACCGAAACTCTCGCCAAGTCTGGTGATAGTGTGAAGCAACTTTTGATTGCTGAATATGGTTTGCGTGCGAAAAATGGTCTTGGCAGTGGTATTCTGAAAAGCGCAATTTAATTTGCCTTGGTTTAGCCCCCTTCGGGGGGCTTTTCCTAACGGAGGTAAAATGGTCACCAAGAAGGATTTTAATAAAGCCGTAAAGCAAATGGAAAAACGCAGCCCAACAAAACTTAAAGACTCTAAAAAGTCCCCTTCACTAGAGGCTAGGATGAAGAGAATTGTAGAGGGAGACGATCCCGGGTATCATTTGAGATGAATAAGAAAGTAGAACCTAATATGTTACACACTACGTTTCATTCCAATGCGGATGAAACAGAGTTTACCATAAATACCTATCAGGATTGTGAGCCTATACTGGAGGAAAACAAGGCAGCCTATAATAATTATGGGGACTTGCTTACTCCGGGCAAGGCTGGTATAGGCGTAAGAGTTGCATCTATACCGTTAAATGTGTGGGAGCAATGGAAAAAAGACACCAATGGGGAAATAGAGAAAGATCATAACCTTATGAAGAAGTATCTAAATGACCCAGACAACAAGTATTTTAGAACTACACCAACGAGGGTTTAATTATGTGGTTATATGCACATGGCGTCTTAGGGCGCACACAAAGAAACTTCCCAATATTAAATCAAAATGTATTCTTTGCGAAGCGTAATGTACCCTAATGGCCATTAGTACCTACAGCGAACTAAATACCGCTGTTGCTAATTGGTTAGACAGGGATGATCTAACAGATAGGATACCAGAGTTCATTGCTCTGTGTGAAGCAAGATTCAATAGACTCTTGCGTATCAGGGCTATGGAGTATAAGCAGACTGCATCTACAGTAGCGGGGCAGAGAAATCTAGCCCTGCCTGCTGGCTTTATTCAGATGCGTAACTTGCAGATAAACGCATCTCCTATAGTTCCTATGCAGTACGTTACACCTGAGATATACGATAGGTTATATGGTAGTGCATCAACGGGGACTCCGCAGATGTATACTATCATAGCGGATGAGATTCAGTTAGGGCCAACCCCCGCAAGTGTACAGACTATTGAGATGTTATTCTATAAGAAGTTTGACGCTCTAACAGCGTTGGCTACGACTAACTGGATGATTACTAACGCCCCTGATGTCTATCTTTATGGATGCCTATTAGAGGCTGAACCATTCATTATGAATGATCCTAGAGTACAGTTATGGGCCACAGCATTTAAACAGGCTATAACAGATATGCAGGAACAGGATAACAAGGATCGTCATTCAGGTTCCGCACTTAGAGTGATGAATACCAGTGGCTACTGGTGAGTGCGCCGATAACATGGGCGGAGGCCAGTTCTCCGATCCTGTGGAGCAACATAGGAATAAATTGGAATTCTCCTGCCAAGGCAAATAGTGCCACCTATGCCCTAGATGATGGCTTCTCTTTAGGAGCCAGTCATACGAAAGGGGTTTCCATTTCTTTCGGAGTGGACGCATCTTATGCAAATACTGGAAATGCAACCATGCCAGTATCTATGTCCTTTGGAACAACCATAGGCTCTGATATACAGCATGGTATTGTAGTACAGGGCGTTGGTACGTTTGCTGTTGATCTGGGGCAAACTCAGGCTATGGACTTAACGATGAACCCGTCAATATCCTTTGATGTTGAGGGCGACTATATATCGGCTTGCGGATTACTTTACGAAGATTCTATAACGTTTGATGCCGCCCTTACTCAAACAGCAGCAGATAGTTTCTTATGGAACCCAGAGTCAGACCCAACAACTACATGGACAGATGTAACTGATCCATCTTCTACATGGTCTGATGTATCAGACCCAACAACAACATGGACTAAGGTGGATTACCCAGATTGAAAATGCAACCAACAATGAAGGCCGATGGAGGTCTAATAATGAAACACGATAATGATTATACTATCGGCCTGAAGAATATGTGGGAAGTGGTGTGTTATGGTTCTGACGGTCAAAAGAAGTGGAGCGAGTTAAACAAAAATCTCGTTGCTACAGAAGGCGCGAACCATGTGCTAGACGGTACTTTTAAGAGCGCGACACAGATTACTGGTTGGTATGTTGGCTTAAAAGGAGCGGGAACACCAGTAATTGCTGACACTATGGGTTCTCACTCAACGTGGGGTGAATTAACGCCCTACTCCCAATCTACCCGACAAACACTAACGCTAGGTTCTATAACTGGCACAACCACCAGTACCTGTGATAACTCTTCTAGTAAGGCCACGTTCTCTATAAATGGATCGGCTACGATAGTGGGGGCTTTCTTATCTTCTTCCGATTCTAAGGGGTCTTCTAGTGGGTCGCTATATGGCGTTGTGGATTTCGGTTCATCTAGGGCTGTTATTTCTGGGGATACCCTAGAGGTCACTGTAACACTTACAGCAGCGAGCGCATAATGGCTGTCGAATCAGCCACATGGGTTACTCAACTCGTATCTACAAATCCTGTTGTTGGTGATCCTGTAGGTGAAGGCGATGATCATCTTAGGATGCTAAAGACGGTACTAAAAAACAGTTTCCCCTCTACATCTACTACAGCAATTGTTCCTAATGTATCAGGACAGTCTGGTAAGATTTTAACTAATGATGGTACTGATACCGCATGGGGTACGGCTGGTGATCCCGCAGGAACAGCCATAGCGATGGCGATTGCACTAGGAGGCTGAGATGGCTAATACTTTTAAGAATCAAGGGGCCGCATTAGTTACAGGCGGCGGCGTTGTCTATACTGCACCAGCAGCCACAACATCCATTGTCCACTCCTGTTATATAAGCAATATAGACGGGACATCCTCAGTTAATGTGGACATAAAGGCCAGAGCAACATCAGGGGACACTTACTATCATGTGGCTAAAACTGTGCCTGTACCCGCTGGTTCTACTCTAGTGCTTGATAAGCCAATAGATTTGGAGGCAACTGGGGACATCCACATGACCGCTAGTGTAAACTCTGATGCAGAGGCAGTCTTAGGTATACTTGAGATCACATGAGTTATTTAGGACAAGTTGAATTAAAATCCTCTGAGATAAGGAGGGTTGACGTAACAGGCTCAACGTCTGCTACGCATACACTTACTTGGACACCCGCAAGTGAGCAATCCCTTATCATCACGATAAACGGGATAAAGCAGCAGAACAACTATTCTATATCTGGTGTCACTCTGACGCTGGATGATGCACTGATCTCTACTGACGCTATGGAGGTTATTGGAATCCTCGATATAGGGGAGGCTACTATACCCCCTGATGACTCTATTACCACTGCTATGGTTAAGGATGATGCCATAGATGCTGATAAACTAGCCAACTCAATCAATACCGAGATCGCTGCTAACACAGCCAAAGTAACCAATGCTACGCATACAGGCGATGTAACAGGG